TGTAAAGCTTACTGGCAAATTCAATATTTGCCCCTACCATCTGTTACAACGACTCTGACATTGTATTCTCCATCTTTCATTTTATCCTCCTTTTTGTTAGGCGTAGTCAGACATTTTGTCGAGCATTTTCTTTGTTTTATCCAAAATCTTTTTCCGTTTATCTTCTTTTTTCAAATCCTCGTCGGTGACCTCGTAAAGGGTTGCTTTCAGGTCATCAATCATTTTATTGATGTTCGGATCATCGAAAAGATTCAAAGAGGGTAAAAGATCAACCAGCTCTCGAACTGAATCCATAACCTCTTTCCCTTGCCGGGAGAATTTCATGTGCTTGTCAGAAATTCTTTCAACGATCTTGCCGACTGTTTCAAACACCCGTTCTTTTACTTCTCCGATAGCAATTGTCTGTTTACTGTTGATAGCTTCGTCGAAGCTCTTCTTCATTTCATTGATTAAATTCTTTTCGGCTTTGACCACGAAATGTTTGCTTTCGGGGATCGGAAAGAAATCAAGACGAATTTTCCACTTTCTTTTGAACTCGTCGAAAGAGGGAAACTCGGTTTCGTCATAAAGATCACCGAGTTCTTCTTTGGCTTTTTCTTTGTATTCGGGATAATTCTTTCCGAATTCCTCAAGAGCTTTTTCGAGTTCGTCTGAACAATCCCGGTGAAGCTTTGTGATCGAATCAAAGAACTCAACCGGAAGCAGTCGCCGACCATCTTCCCATGCCGTGCTTTTCATTTTATACTCATGATACATCTTACCGGTAATGGCTTTTAAAGGGCCGACATCCATCAAGAGTCTTTTTACGAAACGGCCCCGGTCTCGTCTTGCGTTTTTCTTATCAAGGATCTCATCGGTTGTTTTCTGGTCTGCGATTGAACCAGACCATTTGGAAATGGTCAGGTCTGCAAGCAATGCGATTTCGGATAACTTTTTCATTTTGTTGCTCCTTTCTTTTATGGATTATAATTTGTTTGGTTTGCCTCATCAGCACTGGGGTAACCACCAACCAGTGTATCGGAGCTCATCGCTCCGATTTCGGCATTAAAGAGCCAATGAAATTTTAATCAACTTTACTGTTGTAAATTCATACCAGTTGTCAGAAGAAACTGTTTTGTCTTCAATTTGGTTGATCAAATATTCTCTGACTGCCCATTCATCTTTCAAAAGGTCTTTTTCTTTTTTCCTCTCTTCGACAGCAATTCTTTTTTCCTCTCTTTCTTTTTTCTTATCAACTCCGAGAAAAAAGAAAAGCACATCGTTCCAAGTTCCCGCAACAATGGCTTCTTTAAAATCATTTTCTTTGCCCCATACTTCTGATCGACCGAAAGTTTTAGTATATCCTACCGCAGGGCAGATTGTGTAAATGACCTCGCCCGTTTCCATGTCGCAGAAACGAAAGTCATCATAAAGTTTGCCAACGCAAGGGCAATTGTTTTTAAAGAAAACATACATCGTATCTTGATTGATCTTACTGCTGGGCAGAAGCTGTTTGATTTTTTTTGTCAGCGAATAGGTTTTGTTCCTCAAGCTTGAATCTTTGCAAAACCAATCATACCATCCCGCATCACATTGAGTACTTACATCATTGTTATCAAATTCCCCGTTGTCAAATTTTTCAATGAACTGTCTTAATGTAATCTTGTTGTCTTTCATTTTGTTGCTCCTTTCTTTTTAAGGGTTATGGTTCCGTTTCGGCTCACCTACCAGAAAGAATAGATGAGCCGCATAAGAAATCATAACACATTTTTGCAATCCGCCCATCAAAGCCCCTCCTCGGACTACCCCCGAGTGCTTTCTTTGTAGTGGTTCAAGAGTGATTTGGTTCACCCTTCATACTTGATAGATTGCTGGCTGATACGCCTCCCTTTGGCAATCCATCTTTCTTACCAAAAACCTCGGCTTTGGCTCGGACACCGCCCTGACAACCTCAACCGATATTTAATTGTAAAAGATCATATATGTTGATTATTTATAGTATAGTTCAGGGGAAAAATCAATAAGTTTCTATAAAAATATTGATTTTTTTTTAATAATAAAATCAATAGGTTAGTAGTATATATGCTATATATTCCTGGTATAGCATAATAAAATCAATAAGTTAAGAGATTATTGCGGTTTTTTTAAAGCAATTTCAGGGTATGGTAAAAATATTTTCATCCCTAACATATCAAAATCATTGGTATTTTTAAAAAAGAATACAAAAAGTATCAAGAAAATCGCTTTAAAATCACCATAGGTAGAGGAGATATTCATGGAAAAGAAGAAAAGAATCACATTGGCAAGATCAAAAAGCAATGCAAAGAAAGCAAAAGGGAAAGCTGCCAATAATCCATTGGGCAGACCCCAGGTTTATAATGATATGATCGGAGCACATATCTGCCGGGAAATAACAAAGGGCAGAACAATAACATCAATCTGTAAAGATAAAAATGTTCCGAGTATCCCAACTGTTTTTAATTGGTTAAACAAATTGCATCCGAATTTTAAGGAAGATTTTTATAAATCCTACATCATTGCAAGGGAAATACAAGCAGAAGTATTGGCTGATGAAATCAAGGATATTGCGGATGACGGGTCAAACGATACGTATGAAATAGTAAATCCGAAGACCGGTCAAATAGAAACAAAAACGAATTTTGACCATATCAAAAGAAGTGCATTAAGAGTGGAAAGCAGGAAATGGTTAGCAGCGCATTTATTGCCCAGAAAGTATTCGGATAGAGTTCAGTTGACCGGAGCAGAAGGAAAAGACCTTATACCGCCCGTTCCTACAAAGGTGGTATTTAATTTTGTAGGAGAAGATGAGGAATGACGGGAGAAATCCAGTTAGACATTCCCAGAGCATTTCAATTTCTGTTAGAACCACACAGATATAAATCGGCATATGGCGGAAGAGGTGCGGGACGGTCATGGTCATTTGCGAGGGTATTGGCGGTGCTAGCATCTTACCAAAAGAAAAGAATACTTTGTACCAGAGAATACCAGAACAGTATCAAGGATTCGGTTCATAAAACTTTATCTGATCAAATAGAGCTTTTAAATCTTACCCCGTACTATAACATTACCAAAACAGAAATAACCAGTAACATCGGTTCGGAGTTTATCTTCAAGGGGCTACAACATCCATTGGAAATAAAGTCGATTGAAGGAATAGATATTGTCTGGCTGGAAGAAGCCCAAAGCGTATCAGAAGAAAGCTGGCGGTTCCTGATACCAACCATAAGAAAAGATGAATCGGAAATCTGGTTAAGCTGGAATACCGGTGCAAAGACCGATCCCACCTACCAGCGATTTGTAATCAATAAACCTGATGATTGTGTATCCAAACTTCTTACCTATAAAGACAATCCGTTCTTCCCTAATACTTTGCGTAAGGAAATGGAGCATTGCAAACGGGTTGATGAAGATGCTTACAATCATATCTGGGAAGGATTACCACAACATATCAGTGACGCGTTGGTATTCAAGAATAAGTTTGTTGTTGAAGAGTTTGAAGCTCCGGAAAAGACAAGATTCAAGATGGGAGCGGATTGGGGATTCAGTAATGACGCAACAACCCTGATTCGTAACTATATTGTCGGCAACGATTTATTTATTGATTATGAAGCTTATGGGGTGGGTGTGGAGTTGGAAGAGTTACCACAACTGTTTGATTCAATCCCGGGAAGTAGATTCACCAAGATCGTTGCCGACAATTCCAGACCAGAAACCATTTCTTTTATGAGAAAGAAGGGGTTCCCGATAGTGGGTTGTGTAAAGACCGCAACAAGCAAAGCAGGATTTGTCAGAGATGGATTGGAGTTCATGCGGAAGTTTGAGAAGATTCATATTCATAAAAGATGTATTCATACCAAAGATGAATTTGAACATTACTCGTATAAGATAGATAAGAAGACGGAAGATGTGTTGCCGGTATTGGCAGAAGGATTTGACCATTGTATTGATGCGATTCGTTATAGTTTGGAAGATTTGATTCGTGGAACCGGAATTGACTGGGTTGCCGTGGTGGGAGGATAAATGAGCAGTAATTGGGTAAAGGGCGAATATAGTTCTCCAAGAAAGAAATACAAATCCGGTCGGCAATGCACCTGGATATTGCCCAACGGTAAAAGATGCCCCAAGAAAGCTTGCGGTTATTTTTTCTGTAAAGAACATTTTATTGCAGCCACACATATTGAAGCAGGTCTAATGAGCTGTGAGATGGGAAGGATGTTGTGAGTCATTTAAAACCGGGACAATATCCGTTGAAGCCGGGAAGAGTAAATGTGCCGGTGATTGTTTTAAGCACGGTTGATATAGACAAGACGGGAATAATCAGGAAAGTGACTTCGGCAAGCAGTCAGAAGGTTATTATAGGCAGAACAGAGAAGATGATTCAGACCGATTTTCTGGCACAATTAATTCCGTAAAGGAGAGAAGATGAAATGTTAACACAGGACATCAGAGACATCGTTAATGGCAGAATCATAATGAAGGATGGCAGAACTGTTGACCAGATTTATAAAGGCTTTCAGTTGTATAAATCTGGGAAAGGTCCTGCTAAATTTACCGCTATTAAGGAAACAGAACAGTATGAAGGATTACTTGATGATGTAAAGAGGCAGATTGATAAGTATTGGGAAAAGAAAGATGCCGAGGAAGTGTTGAAGAAAGCTGGTGGCACTTTTGACACTCTTGATCCTGATGAAACGCATGACATCAGAGATATAGAAAAAGAGACAAAGGCAAATAATTACTTTCGCAAGGTATTATTTACAGCAGAAAGGATGCAGTTGGTGGTAATGTGTATAAAGCCGGGAGAAGATATTGGTGAAGAGGTTCACCCGACAACAGATCAATTTTTCCGGATTGAGGAGGGGAAAGGAAAGGCAATTGTGGATGGTAGGGAGATAAATATAAAAGATGGTTCTTCTATCCTGATCAAATCAGGAAGAGTCCATAACATCATCAACGACTCCAATAAGCCATTGAAGCTTTACAGCCTATATTCCCCTCCTCATCACTGGGACGGATTAATTCAGAAGGAGAAATAAAATTATGGCATCGACAAGACAACCATTAAGAAAAAGCGTATTGAAGAGCAAGACCGCCATTGCTGAAAGAAAGAACCGGCCCAAGAAGGTTGTTCGCAGAACAGTTACCATTACCGAGTCTACCATTATGACCGTCGGTAATGTACAGAAGGAGAATAAAGTAGAGGTTTCCTTTGCAGCCGATCCCAATGAAGTTGTGGAGATGGTCTCAGCAAAGAAAAAAAAGAAGAGTGAATAAATGCATAGAATCAATTTCCGTGGATTAAACATCAGGATAGAGCAAAAGGTTGGCTCGGTTCGTGAAGGCGTTAATAAGAAGGGCGAACCGTGGAAGGTCAGATTTTACTATCCTTATGGATTTATCTGCGACACCATGGGAAAAGATGGTGATGAGATTGATTGCTTTATTGGTGATCATTGGGAATCTGAAAATGTTTACATCGTTCATCAGTTAAGGCCGGATGGTTTATATGATGAAGATAAGGTGATGTTGGGATTTCTGGAATTGAATTCAGCAAGGGACGGTTATCTGTCCCACTACAACACGCAAGGGTTCATTGGCAAGATTACCGCCATGCCGTTTTTTGAGTTTAAGGAAAAGATGAAAACAATCGGCCGAGCGGGGGTAAAGATAAAGTGATTGAGTTTGTGCTGAAGATTGTTATTGCAATTATTGTTTTTCCCATTATGATTATGGCAGGGGCGGTCTTTGGTGCATTTTATTTTAGTTTTGTATGGATTGAGGCAATGACAAGCAATGTCTAAAAAACAGACCTTTGATTTAAGCACAGGTGATTCATTTACAAACTTCTTGGCGAAGCTTGGGGCAAATACGCAGAACCTTCAAAGCTACAGCCAATATTCATTATCGCCTTTTGTAACCAGAAATCGTATTGATCTTGAAGCGGCATACAGAAGTTCATGGCTGGTCGGTCAGGTGGTGGATACGGTTGCTGAAGACATGACCAGAGAAGGAGTGACCATTAATTCAAAGTTGCCGCCGGAAGATGTAAAACTGATTCAGTCTACCTTTACCGATTTGAACATCTGGCATGAAATATCCAACACCATTAAATGGGCGAGATTGTACGGCGGAGCGATAGCGGTTATTCTGACGGAAGGTGCAGATTACGAAAAGCCATTAAATATAAATGCGGTCGGCAAGGGAAGGTTTAAAGGTCTGGTGGTGTTTGACCGTTGGATGCTTGACCCTTCTTTTGGTGATTTGGTAACAGAGATTGGTCCGAGCATGGGCAAGCCGAAGTATTACAGAATCCTTCCGGGTATGCCTGCTCTATCCGGAGTCAAAGTTCATTATTCAAGAGTGATTCGGTTTGATGGTATTGAGTTGCCTTATTATCAGCGGTTGACGGAAAACCTTTGGGGCTTGTCGGTTGTAGAGAGAATGTATGACCGATTGATTGCCTTTGATTCGGCTACACAGGGAGCTTCACAGTTATTACATAAGGCTCATTTAAGAACAATTCGAGTAAAGGGTTTCCGTGAGGCACTGGCATTGGGCGGTGCAACAGAATCAGCGGTGGTCAAGCAGTTTAACTACATCCGATTATTACAGACGCTTGAAGGAATGACGGTATTGGATGGCGATGACCAATTTGAAATTCATCCATATAGTTTTGGTGGCATTAGCGATGTATTGATGCAGTTTGGGGAGCAGATTTCCGGAGCAACCGGCATTCCTCTGGTCAGATTATTCGGCCAGTCTCCTGCTGGATTAAGTTCTACCGGTGAATCCGATTTGAGAAACTATTACGATCATATCAATAAACTGCAAGAGTCACAGATGCGTGCTCCGCTGGTCAAATTGTTTGATGTGGTCGGTCGGTCGGTGTTGGGAAAGTCTTTACCAAAGGGATTTGAATTTGAATTTAATTCCCTGTGGCAGTTATCCGATACAGAGAAGGGACAGATTGCCGCTACCGATGCAACCACCATTGCCTCTGCTTATGGCGCTGGGTTAATCACCAAGAAGATTGGTATGAAGGAATTGTTACAGAGTTCCAGAGTGTCGGGTAGATTTACCAATATTACAGAAGAAGACATCGAGAGTGCAAAGGAAGAAGTTCCGGCGGGAGAGGAGAATCCTTTTGCTTCGCCTCCTGAAGGATCAGAGAGCTCCGGCTCCCCTCTCCCGCCATCAGATGAAGACAATGAAAAGACCATTGAAGATTTAAAAAATGATCTGGAAGCTTTGAATGTTGAAGGCGGTGATGATGATTCTTTGGATGCATTAAAAAAGAAGCTTGATGAAATTGATGTGGACAGAGAAATTGTCGACAAGCCTTCAGCAGCAGATGGGAGTGTAAAGAGATTCTTTAAAGATGGGATTGGCAAAATATTAAAGCCGCTTGTAGGACTGGCATTGGTTTACAGATGGCTTAAAAAAGACAAACAGATTTCTACCGAAGAGAGAGTAAACAGGTTATTGGGAAGATCACCTTATAGCCCCGGTTCTGATAGTGCTGTGAAACCCAGTAAGAAAGAGGTTCTCGAATCTATTCAAAAAGAATTGAAAAATATTCGTTCCACTTTTGATGCTCATTTAAGAGCACCAAAGGGCGGCGTTTCTATTAAAGGCAAGGAATTTAAGGGCGGTGAGTTTATTCCCTCCGAAGGCGGTTACGCCGAAGAATATGAAAAGATGCAGAAGGAAGGAAAGTCTGGTTCTTCTGAAGAGCCGAAAGAGGAAAAGTCTCCTGAAAAGAAAATAGATAAAAAAGAGAAAGAAGAAAAACCCAAAAAGGAAAAGAAACCAACCATCAATTATCCTGAACCGAAACGATCAAAGATGGAAGCAAGCTTTATTGGAACCAAACGATTACCGCCAACAAAGGTTCTGAATAAAAAGGGTGAAGAAGTAGAGAAAGCTGGTGCTTTGGTTATGGCGAATGGCAAACCATTGCCCAAGCATGTAGCCCATATTGCTATTCCTCCCGCTTGGCAGCATGTCAGGATCAATCCCGATCCAAATGGCGAAGCATTGGTAGCGGGCACAGATCAAAGAGGAAGGCGGCAGGTAAAGTATTCGGAAGCTCACGATGAAAGAGTAGCCATTATAAAGTTTGCAAAGGTCAGAAAGCTTGAGGCGAATATTGATAGGGTCATTAAGAATATCGAAAGGAACTATAAAGGAGACAAGAAGGAGCAAGCTTTATGTTTAAGGTTGATAGAGCAGACTGGAGCAAGAGCTGATACAGGCAACAATGAGGGAGAGGTAAAAACCTATGGCGCCTCGTCATTGCAGAATAAACACATCAAAGTCAATGATGATGGTTCGGTTGCTGTCGAGTTTATCGGTAAGCATGGCAAACCAAATTATTATAAGGTCAACGATCCGGCTCTGTCAAAGATTTTGAAAGAAAGAGCTGCAAGACCCGATAAAGAGCAGAATGTATTTGATACCGATTACCGAAAGCTTAAAAAGTTTTCAAAAGAGGTCAGTAATAATACCCCGAAAGCTTTCCGGACAAGAATCGGTACCAATAGGGCAAAAGAAGCGGTTGCAAAGATGCCGGTGCCCAAGACAGAAAAAGAATTGATGAAGGCGAAGCTGGCGGTTGCAGAGGCGGTATCTAAATATTTATGCAACACCAGAAAGGTTTGTCTTGACAAATATATTGATCCAATCGTTTTTAAAGTCTGGAAGATAAAGGGAGAGTAACATGCCAGAAATCCTTGATGAAGATGATCTTGAATACAAGATGGAAGATGAAGATTGGGATTCAACCGAATATTCAAAAAAGGTATTAGGTTTTGATCCCGGTATAAAGCTTTCACCGGAAGATGAAAAAGAAATAGAAGCTACCGCACAGAAGCTTTTTGAGGAAATGATGTAATGTTGGATACGATTCAACAAGAAAAATTTAAAACCATTTGGGAAAAGGGGAATTACAGAATGGGTTCCACCGCACAGAGGCTTGTTCCTTTTCTCTTAAATCATATTCCGGAAACAGTAACAATCAACGATTATGGATGTGGCACCGGGAGAGCAGAAGTAGAAATTTATAAGGTAAGACCAAATCAGAAAATCAATATGTATGACATTACCATTGATGCTTTGGACCCAGCTGTAAAGGAGTTAATGAACAGCAAGCCTTTAACTTTTATGCAAGTTGATCTGGCAGACCTTGGCAATATTCCAAAAGCCGACTGGGGTATATGTATCAATACCTTAATGACGGTTCAGAAGGATAAATTGGATACCATATTAAATGAATTAAAGAGGACTTGTAATAATCTTATCGTTGAGATGTATGATCTTCCCGATTTCAGATGTGGTTGGGATTTAACCACGGTAAAGATGAATTCTGTTCAATGGACCGAGAAGTTGTTGGAGTACTGGAAGATTGTTTCCTTTACCCAAAGTAAGGAGTCAAAGAGCCGTTATATCTTTATTTGCAAGGATGAAGTAGAATGTTGACGTTGACACAACCGGTAACAAAGATTGTATTTGATAAGAAACCTGCTCCGCCTGTTAAGATGACGCCTGCGGAGAGGAAGTATTTCAATGCTATGAAACTGGTTGCTAAAGAGATTGAAAAGATATTGAAGTCAACGCTTACATCGGTCACCAAAGCCAAAGGTATTAAAGCTATCAGCCTTTTGAAGAAATACAGCAAGACATTAACAAAGTGGTCAAACAAAACTGTTGCCACTATGTTTTATAATGTTGACAAAGATAATAAAAAGAAGTGGGATAAATTATCGGCAAAGATGAGTCAAGAGTTAAAGAAAGAACTTTCAAAAGCACCAGCAAAGACTTGGATGCAGAAGTATATGGATGACAATGTTGGTTTGATTAAGTCAATACCCATAGATGCTGCAAAGAGAGTTCACAAGCTTATCAAAGAGAATCAGTATGTAGGATTGCGTTCTACAGACTTGATTGACGAGATCATGCGGATCGGTAGTATCAGTGAGAACAAGGCAAAGATGATTGCCCGAACAGAAACATCAAGATACTCGACAGCACTGACAGAGATGCGAGCAACTTCTATTGGTGCTGATTGGTATGTGTGGAAAGCGGTCGGTGATTTCAGAACCCGGAGTTCTCATAAACATATGAATAGGGTTCTGGTGAATTGGAATGATCCCCCCAGCCCGGAGAAATTGACGGGAGAGAAAGCTTACGGGGAATATCATGCGGGAGAAACCTTTAACTGTAGATGTTATCCGGAGGTGGTGTTGGATTTAGACGATGTTAATTTT